ATATTCTAGTAACCTCATCCACCAATGTGTTGATTTATTTGGAAAAAATATGTCCTTAATCAAATTGCCAAATCTTCTCATTGGTCGATAAATTTTGTAAACAGTATTCACTTTCATAATAATAAAATTAAAATTGATTTTTAAATTTAAAAAATATTTTTAATAAAACAAATTAATTATAAAAAAAAAGGCATGAAATAAATCATGCCCTTTCAAATTCCCTTTGTTTGCCAGTATTACTTAGGGATGTCTAGCTTATCAATATTATCTTTTCCAATCCAATTATTTTCCATATCAATGACTTTATAATTGTACTTGACTAAAAGATGTATTGCACTATTAATTTTTTTTGCCTCTTTTCTAAAATGGTCAAAAGTTTCGTTTTCAATAACCATAATTAAAATTTAGAATGGCAAATCATTACTAGCTTGACTGGGTTCACTAGCTTTAGTTTCTTGTTTAGGTTGCCAAGTATTTATCTCACCATAGTATTTACCACTTTGAGATCTTTTTAAATCTATATTAACCCAACCATTTTTAGTGTGTTTGTCTAAAAAAGGTTTGAACTCATCAACCTTTACACTAAGGTTACCAATTACAAAATCAGGTGCATTGTCATTTCTTTTAACAATTAAACCCTCTGTAAAAATTTTTTCATTTGCTTCCATATTATTATTTTAAATTAAATTGATTATTTATTTTGGTTCTATATTCTTTTTTCATCTTATAATTAGCAACCACCTTTTCAGCTTGTTCTTTTGTGCCTTTAAGTGTTGCAATTAATTGAGTTTCATTCAACCAAGATCTGTCATCTTTTGGTTGATTGTTTACAGCTGTTTGAACCTCATCAGCTGATGCAATAGCAGTATCAATGCCAATACCCAAATAACCTAATGCCCTACCTAAAGCACTAGTAAAACCATTTTCAACAAATGATGTCTTGTTAATATAGCTTGAATCTCTATATTCTTGGGCATGAGCAACTGCCATTTCAAATCCATCTGGATTTATTATGGTTACTTTAAATAACCCCTCTTTGTCATCTAAGGAAACAACTTCCTCAGATATTCGCCACCCTTTATATTGTGGCTGGGATCTAAAGAATATTAATCTTTCGTTGACTGTAATATATTCTTTTCCCTTAATGTTTACTGATTTCATAAATTAAAAGTATTAAATTAAACGATTTACATCAAATCCAGAATTTTTTAGTTTAGTAATATCATCAACAGTAAGCCGACCTGGATTCTCTATCTTGCTTTTCAATGTTGGCATTGTACAACCTAATATTGTACAGATTTGGTATCGCTTTAAACCTAGTCGTTTAAGCTCATTCCTAAAATGAATTTCAAATATCATATATAAAATTTTTATACAAAAATAAAAAAATATTTTTAAATAAAAGAATTATTTTAATTTATTTACTAAAATGAAACCCCTAAAGTGTTAGGCACTAAAGGGGTTTCGCAGCAAACAAGGAAAAGAAAAAAGTTAGAATTTTACTTTGAATGTACTAGCTTGGTCATCATCTTGATTTGGTATGTGCATTATAACTTCATAAGTATTTCGTTTTACATTATAAGTCATTGAATCTAATATGCAACTAACATCTTCTCTTAAAACAGTAGCACCAAAATCAATCCATATTTTATTATGTAAACCCATAGGTTTATTTTCTAAATTATATAATTTACCCTCATATCTTATTGAGTTTGTTCTATAATCATTTATGACTTGTTGTGTTATTATTTGTTCAAGTGATTTTACAAAATTTGCATTATCATCTCTTGGTCGTATAGCTTCGAATATATTTGTGTTTCTATAATCGTTACTAGATAATTGTAAATCAGTCAATTCTAAAACACCAGTATCACCACTTGATGATTTAATTCTTGAATATTGAAAACCATCAATTTCAGCAAAAAGTGGAGTTCTTTTATCACCATCTTTTATATCCATATTCATAGTAATATTATCATAATATATAGCTTCTAAATGACCACTAACAGATGTTCTTGGTTCATACAAATCAATATATAATGTGCCAGTATATGGAAAACTACCTAAATCATAACTAAATTCTTCCCAAGCATCTGCATGATCAGCAACTTGAGTGTTTATAGTTGCAGTAGTTGTCCAGCTTTCAGAACTATTATTCCAATAATATGTTGGATCAGTTGGGGGTATAGGTGATTCATCTTCAATTCTAACTTGCCACCTAAAACTAAATTCAGTTGTTGAGGAATATGATGATGTACTTTCAAAATAAGAATTAATTTTTAAAGTATGACCTCTATTTGGATTATTAGTTGCTCCATAACCTTGACTATATGATAATGTTTTTCTAGTGTTTGTACTTGTTTGTGTTTGATCATTTTTAAAACTATTATTTCCTTGTTTAGAAAATTCACTTGACAAAGCACCAGGAGATGTTGTGCTTGTAGATGTATAGGTTGACCAATTAGCTAAACCATTTTCAAAACCACTATTTTGTAAAACAGTAAAATTTGTTTTCAAATATTGAGATACTTGATGTGTTATATTAAACCTTTTTAATGGTCGTAAATATTCTTTGGTCAAACTATTTTCTAATGGTGTTAAATTAGTTGGGAGCTTATACAAAACATTAATATTTGATGTTGATTGATATACACCATTATAATTATATACAACAAATTTAGGCAACTCAGTTCCATTTGTAACTAAGCTAGATGCTTCTGCTTGTCGTATGTTAGTTGGTATTGTGCCACCTTGTGCTGTTGTTGCATTAGCATCTTTTACAGCTTGTCCACTATAACTTGAGTTGTTAATTATATACCACTTACCAAATGATTGAAATATCCTTGCATTTGTTATTTTTAATATTTGTTCTAAAATATGTTTTGCATTGTTTATATCTAATTTTTCTTTTTGTAAATTATATGGTGTTATATTCATTATATCATAAATTGAATATAATGTTGAACTAGGGTTTCTAATAAAAATATCTTGGCTAATATAAATGTCTAATTCTAAACCAATATTATTTAAACAATTATAAATCCACCATCTACCAGTTTGTATAGATGAACTAGATGTATCTAATGGCATATCAAACCCACTTAATGTCCCTAAGCCATCTAAAGCTGTTAAAGTAATTGGAAATGGTTTAGTAGTAACTGCTTCTCTAAATGAATCGGTTACTAACCAACCTATCCAAAATAATTGATAATTGTTGCTAGTATCTTTATAAAAAACTTTAACTTGATATTCTCTCTCATCTGATTCATAAAAATCATCATAATTAGTATCATCAGTTTCAAATAAATTTATTTTACATTCAGATCCTCTTATTGGCTCATAAAAATTATCATCTCCTTGCCAAGTTATAACACATGGCTCAGCAGCACCTACTAAATCATATACAGTTCCAGTATATCCATCTTTCCAAATTTCAATTTTTTTACCATTTTCTAAATCATCAGAAAATTCTAATCTGTATTTAACACCATATGCCATTATAATATCCTATCTCTGTTTTTATTTGCCCTTTGTAATGCTACAACTAAATCTTGACCTTTAACAGTAAATGAGCCACCAACTTGAACTTGTGATGAACCTCTGTCGCCTATCATGCTTTTAAGTTTATCTAAAGGAGCTACTACCTCAGGGTTAGCTCTAGCTCCTGGATATTCTCCGAAGACACCCATTGTCGGTGTGCTTACAATACCACCCTTTGCAAATTCTTTAGGTTTTTTAATTTTACCAAAAGCACCTTTAACAGCAACAGCAGCACCAGCAAGTAAAGCTGGTAAAACAAAAGCAGCTAGTGGTCCGAATGACTTAGCAGTTGCACCAGCAGATTCAGCACCAAAACCCATTGTTGTGGCAAGTGATGCACCAATTGCAGTCATTGCAGTTTCTATAAGAACACCAGCAAAAGTACCTAAAGCACTTTCTCCAGCTCCTAAACCTTGTGCTATACTTTGTCCCATACTAGCAAAAGTGCCTTTAATAGAATCACCCATTTGTAATCCAATTTCTTTAAACTTTGCCATTTTTTCTTGTTGTAAAAGTAAGTTTGCTGTAAGTGTTGCTCCAATAGCATTTAAACCAGCATCTAAAGCTGGTTTGTTAGCTGCCATACCCTCTGCTAATAAAGTCGCTGGATCTTTAACCATACTCATGTCAACACCTAAACCACCTAGTTTTTTTGGGGGTTCTTTAGTATCGCCACCATCACCACCAGGTGCTGAGATACCCATACCACTTAAAACATTTTGTAATTTACCTTTTATAAATGTAGCACCATCACTAAGTGCTGTATTTAAACTATCAACTGTTGCATAGCTTAGCTGACTATCCAATGCCTCTTTATAATCTTTAGCAAATGTATCGGCTATCTCTGTTCCAGCTTCTTCACTTATTCTTTCGCCCTCTCTAAAACCATCTTTTAAAATTTGTTTAAAACTACCATCCATTCCCTTTTCAGAAAACTCTTTTATAAGTTTCCACATTGTAGAAAATGCATTTGTCAATAAATCTATTTGTGATTTGGCAAAGATAAATACACTACTAAATACAGATTTTAAACCACCTATAATAACTCTAAGCAATGTTGCAGAATTATATAAATCAACAAATCTATTATATAAGCCAACTAAAACTGGTGCAACTTCTGCCCAGTTAGTAGCAATTATATATGCAATACCAGCTAAACCAGCAGCAATAGCACCTATTGGAGACATTAAAGTACCAAGTACACTAACTAAAGTACCAAATAAACTTAGTAATGTAGGCAGTGCGATAACTAAAGCACCAACCCCTAATATTATGTTTTGTGTTGATGCATCTAAATTTGTAAATGATTTAAATAAATTAGATATAACACCAGTAAGTTTTTGTATTGCTGGTAGTAATGCTGTAAGTAAAACAGATCCCATCTCAGCAAAAGATTCTTTAGCACCATTTAGTGCCTTTTTTAATTTAAAACTAGCACTTTGTGATGTCTCATCGAATGCTTTTTTTGTTGCACCTTGTGATGCGTTAAGCTCATCAAATATTTCTCTTGTTGTTGCAGCACTAGCACCAGTCAAATCTAAAACCCCTCTTAATGCTCTAATGTTTGGAAACACTTTACCAGCAGCATCACTATTTTTATCAAACTCTGTTTTCAAAGTATCTAAAACACTTAACAATCCCTCATCTTTTATTTGTTGTTTTAAACCAGCACTAGATAATCCCATTAGGTTTAAAGCATCCTCAGCTTGTTTTGTAGGTTTTAGTAACCCAGATAAAATACTGTTTAATTGTGTCGCACCTTGAGCAGCATTTGTACCAGTTCTTGACATTGCAGCCATTGCAGCACCAACCTCATTAAAACTAACACCCATATTAGATGCTACTGGCAATACTTGTCCCATTGAAGATGCAAGTTCCTCGCTGTTTAATTTACCCTCTCTAACAGCAGCAGTAAGCACATCGGTTGCATCAGTTGCTGTAAGTGTACCAGATCCATAAGCATTCATTGCAGATGTTGCTAAATCAGCAACTTGGGATACATCACCTAATCCAGATGCACTAGCTTTTAAAGATGCATTAAGAACCTCCATTGCTTCATCACTTTCCAAACCAGCTGATGTTATATAGAATAAAGCATCACCAGCTTCTTGACTGCTAACACCCATATTTTTAGCCATTTCTCTGGCTTGTTTACCCATCTTGTCAACTTGATCACCAGTTAAACCAACTAAAGATTTTATTTTAGTCATTGACTTGTCAAAGTCAGCTCCCATCTTTATTGCAGCTCCACCAGCAAGTGCTAATGGCAAACTAAATCTTTGCATACTAGCACCAACACTTTTAATGTTGTTGCCAAATTGTTTTAGTTTACCTTGTGCTTGTTTGAACCCAGTTAGCTGTAAATCTAATCTTAACTTTGCCATGAATTATTTTTATGTAAAAATACAAAAAAAATAAGCCACCTATTTTGGCAGCTTACTTTTCATTACTTTGTTTTTAAATTTTAAAAATTGTTCTTTAGTTGACTTTGGTTTTCCCCTACCTAAATAAACATCTTGAGGCAAAGGAAACAATTTATCAGGTGTTATCATTTGACCTTTTTTATTACAATTTACATTGTAAAGCATAGCAGCTAAATATCTTGTTTGCTCCCAAGCTACATTGCTTTTTATCATGTGTGATTCGCCCATTAGATGATTTTCTTTCCAAGTATTTTTCCAAAAAACATCTGGTGTAATCCCAGCTTGACCAATATAAAAATCTAATAAACTATCCCAAGTCAGCTGGGAACTTACTTTCCCTCTTTTGTAGGTTTAGTAGTTTTTTTAATATTTCTTGTAACACCCATGTTTAAATCATTGCCTAATATTCTTGATTCCATCATTGATGTAACAATATCATTTAGTTTTTCAGCATCAAAATCTTCTAACCACATTCCAACCTTATATTGATTATAATCAATCTCATTGCCTTGCTCTTGATCATTAGCTAATAAACCAGAATATATAAGTGCAATGATACCTTTGATAGATATACCACCATTAAAAACATCACCTATTTTATCAAGTGGCACATCAAGTTGTTCGGTAAAGTTTGCCCAGAAATTCATTGAAAAATGCATAGTTCGCATTTTCCCACCTATTTTTAAGGTATAGTAACCTCTTTTTTTGTTTGCCATATTTATATATTTATAGGGGTATAGTTTCCTCAATCCATACCCCTTTTATTTTTATTAGAATTACTAACTATTAATTAGTTGTTTTAGTAATTGCACCATTTACAGTAATTGAACCACTATAAGTTGCTGGAGATTCCATTTCAGCACTCATTTCAACTGAACTTAAAAACCCAGATCCAGAGTACACAGCATCGCCAGTTTCAGCAGTTCCAAATTCCCATGATACAGCAGTTCTAGCAATTAAAATATCAGCAAAATCAACTGGATTTGCATTGTCATCATAAGCAATTAATCCCTCAAAAGAAATCTCACCACTTTTAACACCAGCAATAACTTCTTGGAATCCATTGCTATCTTTTGTAGTTGCCTCAGGCAAATCATTTGATAGTGTAAGAGTACAAGATGTTGAGTGTCCAATAGTAGTAGATGTTGCTATTGATGATCCATCTGTTAATTTAAGTAGTAAATCTGTTCCATTAAATACGCCTGTTGTAGCCATTTATATATTTTTTAATTATTAATCTATGACAAATATACAAATAAAAAAATTATACATCTTCCCAGTTATCTGATATATCCTCCCACTTTTCAAAGATGTTTTCCCAAGTTCTTCCCTCACTAGGATCAGTTATTGTAAATACACCAGTAAGGTTTATTTCTAAGTTAAAACTATTGACAGTTTCAAACTCAGCTGTCTCATCAACTGAGTTAACAAACCCCTCACCTCTAACAATTAATTTAGGATTTACATTGTCTTTAAAAATAAAAGTTGCCTTTTCTTTAGTTAGCACCATATCTGCTAACTGCTCAAAATTTAATGTATCAGAATAATCAGTTAAACATTCACAACTAATTGTTCCAGATTTAACACCTGGTATAACCTCTGCCCAACCTAAACTTTCTTTAGTTGTAGCATCTGGTAAATCTACATTAATGTTAAAGCTAGTGCTTTTAGAATGCCCTACAACTGTTGTATCTTTTAATAACAGAAAGCTAGTGGCATTAATAAGTGCCATTTTATTCTTCTTCTAAAGGAGTGATTTCGCCAGTATCAATATTTAAAGAACCTTTGCCATGCTTATCTTCAATCTCTTTCATTTTTTCTTGTTGTTCTTTGATTGATTCTTTGTGTAAATTAACAAGATCATCAATTGAATTATATGCAACTACTCTTGCACCTATTTCAATAAGAATTTGATTTGGCTTTGAAATTGTTTGTTTGAGTTCTTGTAACTCTTTTTCTTCTAGTTTGCTCATTATATATTTATTTAATTATTATTCCCAGTTTGGATATAAATGTTCATCAACTGGATTTTTTTGTAATTCTATTTTATTGTCAATTTCTTGTTTTAAACTTTCGACATCTAAACTAGATTCAAGCCATCCAATAACATTTTCTTTAGTTAAATCTGCATAAGGAATAAATGGCTCACCCTCTACATACTTAACACCACAAACACCTATTTGTGAACTTCTATAAGGTGGGTCAGAATCATCACTACCAATTAATCTCCAATGTATATTATAAATTACATTGTCTTGTTCGTATTGATGTATTTTAGCATCTAATCGTGAAATTTGCCATTTATAAGTATTTGCCATATTTTTTTTTTACAAATTTAATAATAAATTTTAACAACTTCCAATAGCTGTAATTAATCCATTACTTCCAACTTGTATATAATCTCCAGTAGGTGCACCGAAATTACCAGTACTGTAAATACTATAATAACCAGCAGAAACTGGTGTTGTTCCGCTAGCTGTTGTATATGCATAATAAGTATTAGCAGCATCAGGAACTAAATTATTTCCATCTGTATGATAATAAGGTCCATCAGGTATTGCTGTTTCACAAGCACCACTACTTGAAGTAGCACTATAGTTATAATTGAACGCTGTTCTTGCTGGGTTTTGATCATATTCACTAAATTCAGAAAATTGCAATGGATCTTCACCATCAGGTCGATTTGTAACTGGATTTGCTAATGAAACCGCTGGATAACTATTTCCTGATCCACTTGTGTTTCCACCTGATAATCTTTGTAAATCACTCATATGTATAGGTCCAGTTATAGTATAATTAGAATTATAACCAGCTCCCATTCTTTCTCTTGCTGTTTTTAGCATTGTTATTTCATCGTTTGCAATATTAGGACAAGCCATTATTTACTTTTTAACTCATTTATTTCTGCTTTTAACTCATTTATTTCCGCTTTTAAATCTTTAATTGCTTCAATAAACAAACCAGCCATATTTCCATAAGATACAGAATATTTGCCTTTATCATCTTGTTTTACAACTTCTGGTAACACTTCTAAAACTTCTTGTGCTATTACACCAATTTTAGTAGTATCATCTTCTATATCGTTTCTAGTATAACTTACACCTCTTAATTTTGTTACCTTTTCTAAACCATTTTCAATAGTTTCTATATTGTCTTTTACTCTCCTATCTGAGTAAGCAATAACATCACCTGTTGCTCTTATTGTACCATTTACATCAATGTGATAACTAGGTGTTGAATCTTTTACACCCAAATATCCAGTTGTTTTTTGAATTGTAATCCTATGAAAACCAGTAGATGCACCTTGATGCTCATAAATTCTAAAATCACCTAATCCATTACTAACCCTATTAGAACCCATTGACCAACCATAGTTGTTTGCTGTACTTGTAGCAAATCTAATTCCACTAAACCCAGTGTTGTCAATTGTATTTGTTGCTTCAACTCTAATTCTAGCAGCATCCCATTCACCAGCAGTTCCCATACCATTTTCAGTCGCTATGGTATTTGTAACTTCTAAGTAATTAGCAATTGTTGTTTCTGTTGAACTAACTGTATGCCTTAAAGAACCACCAGCATAAGTTGTTACAACACCTCCTGAATGTACTGCATGTAATCTTAATTCAGCATTAGATGTATTTCCAGCAGTTATATACATATCACCAGCTAAAGATGCATGTTCGTTACCATACATTGAAATATAAGCACCTCTTGAAGATGAGCCGGGTCCACCAGCAGAATTTATAATCATTCCTTTATTATCCGATCCATCAGATGTATCAGTTTTAATATGGTTTACTGTTTGCCCAGCAATAATAATATTACCAGCAGAGTCAATTAACATTTTTTCTGTTAATGCTGAACCTGTCCAAGTATCAAATGCCATTGCATAACTACCATCGTTTCGAATTTGCATATCACCAGAATTCCATCTTAAATACGCACCAGTTCCACTTATGTTTATTCCATTACTCCCAGCATTTCTTATATCTAATTTATATACAGGTGTTGTAATATCAATACCTATAAAACCGTCTCTACCTATATTCATTAAATTTGTGGTGCCATCTAAAGGTGAATTAAATCTTAGTCGGTTTGCTGAACCGTCATATTTAATTTCAAAATGTCCACTCGAATATGCAGGTGCTTCTGCAAATAATATTCTACCAGAGTTCGCTTGATTTACTGCTCCACTTTGTGTTAATATTAGGGTGGGATTCGTTGACTCTATATCTAAATCATGTGCTGGAGATTGTGTTCCTATCCCTACTCCAATATTATTAATAAACATTCTTTGAACATTATTACTAGATGAATCAGATGTTTTAAAACTAATTCCTGTACTTCCGCCAGTGTTAGATGTAGCTATATAAGATATTGAACCTTTTATACCAGCACCAGCACTAGAGCCATCTTCTGAATAAAAGTTTATACCTCCTATAATGTCTCCAGATGTCCAATTGGAATCATTTGTTGTACTTTTTAATGTAATTATAGATTCGTTTTTTGTTCCTTTTAAAGATAAAAGAGTAGCAGCTGCATCTTCACCAATTCCCACTTTTCCTTCAAAATAATGTTTATCACCATCACAATATATACCCCAAGCGTTTGAACCTCTATTCCCTTGATAATCTCCATGAAATAAATACTGGTTTCCAAATGTCGGCACATCAAGCTCATTATTATCTATAATTGATCTATAGCCATACATTGTACCATAGGTTAATGCACTTTCTTCATCAATTTGTATTTCTGACCATACACCAATAGTTTGGTCAACATTAGCATCTCTATTATTTGAAATTGCTACAGTAAATTGACCACCCATTGCAACATCTACATCACCATCATCTTGTACTTGTGCCAAACCTTTTACACCAAACAAATTTGTTACCCCACCACTTGCACTGTTAGCATCGTGAGTGGCTAAACCATAAACACCTCCAACATATTGAGTTTTAGCACCAGTATAATTAGATTCAGCTAAAGAGTAAGTTCCATATACTTGGTCAGCAAAACCACTATTTCGTGTATCTGAATGAATACCATATAATCTATGTTCATCTGAAGCAGTACCAGTAGCTGAAGAATCTACATCAACATGCAACCCTCTTTGTACTATATCTGTTGCATCTGATTTTGTACCTGAGTAAACTCCACGAACAAACAAAGCAGCACTATTCTGATCAGGATTATTTCTACTATGACTAATTCTCATAGAATATTGTGCTGTATCTATTGTTCCAGTAACTAAATCTAATCTATATGATGGTGTTGTATCGCCTAATCCTAATCGACCATTAGCAATATCCCAATATAAATTTGAATTAGTTGTAAAGGTGTTCGATGTTTCATATATAGGAATTAAACCAGCACCACCTACACCAGTATTTGCATTTATTGCACTAGCTAACTGCGAAGATGTAGCATATCTTACTTCACTATCTCCAGTATCCATAACTAGAAATTTATCTGCTTGTGCTGTTGATGCAATATTATCTACATCATCTATAAACAATTCGCCTTTTATGTGTGTGCCTAAAAATTGATCAATTTCTAAAGCAACTGAACCATTAGCTGAATTATTGTGTACTGCTAATTCAAAAGTAGGTGTGCCATCTGTTCCTAACCTTGCACCTCTTAAAGATATACCATAATTATCTACAGTGGATGTTCCTAAAAACATTGATGTTTTACCAGTTGTATTAGTAGTTGCATCTGGTGAAATATATAAATGAGATGTTGTACCTATATTAGTTGTTATTTGTGCTTTAGTTAGAGTTAAATCACCCTCAATAACTGTGTCTCTTTTATGTGTAATTGTGCTTCCACTAAATAAAGCAGTTGGGTCAGCATTATGAGATGTACCATTTCCAATTTGGACAGAACCACCTGATTGTGCGTTTGTTATATAAAATAAACCTCTGCTTCCAATAATACCATAACCACTAGCTCTTAATTCATCTGTAGCTGGAGTTGCATTAGTTACATCAATATCATCTGCTATAAATACATTGTATGATCTAACTGGTTTAGTAGAAATGACATTTGTTTTAGGATCAAGTATTATATTAGATGGGTCAGCAGCAGCAGCAGCATCTAAACCTAAATAACCACCATAAGTACTTCCAGCATCTGTTGAAATAATAAGATTAGATGTAGCTGTATTATCTCCAGTATAACCCAAACCAATAGCATTTCCAGCAGTATTTTTAAATATAATTTTACCAGATGCACCTCCACCTCCAGCATTGCCAGTATCATTTAAAATAACTTGTGGTGTCCCACTTTGACTAACTGTTATATTGCCACTTGTTGTACTTCCATCTACGGTTAAATTGCCATCTACATCTACATCATCTTTAAAATCAACAGTACCATTAGAATTAAAAAAAACAACATTTGTTAATGTACTTACATTTGTACCACTACCATGTATTGAAAACCCATCATCGTCTGCTACAAAATATTTAAGTTCTAATCTGTTATTTGTAATACTATTGGTTAAACCAAAACCTTGATTAGCACCTCTTAATAAAATAGAACTTGCGTGTTCTCCTAAATCTTGTGATACAAGATCAATTTGAGATTCATTACCTACCATTCTCATACCAGTAGTATTGGCATATGCTGAATAAAAATAACTAGGTGAACTCCAACCACTTGTACCAGTCATATCAACTCTTGATGTAAATGTAGATATACCAGTAACAGCTAGGGTATTTCTGCTAGTTAAACTACCAGCATCTACATCACCAAGAACATTAATATCACCATCTCCAAATAAACTTAAAACATCTGTTGTACTATTTTCAGTTCCATTATGTAATGAAAACTTTATATAATTACTTGCTTGAGTAGATGAAACATAATTTTTTATTAAATGATATCTTGATGTATTAGCATCATATCTTCCAATTTGTATTGATCCTTCAGATTGATGACCAGACATCACATTTAAATTAACAGTACCTTTAGCTACAAAATTGTTGTTTGCAGTTAATTTTTCTAAAAATTTAGAATCTCCATCAATAAACAACTCACTAGCAGTAGAATCCCACCTAATACTACCATCATCTGCTGTGCTGCTACCGAAGTATAGTTTTAAAGAATCAGGCAAATGTGGCGACCTCCCAAATGGTATTGTGTTGGTTGAACCATCTAATCTAAAGTATTCTATAACATCCCCTGAGCCATTGTCTGATTTAAATATAATATCCTTTTCATCTGAATAATTTATTATTTCAATATTACCAGTATTGTTTGCTATAAAACTATTTGTACCATTATGGAATAATCTAAAAGCACCAGCAGCATCATCACCTAATTGTATTTTAGAATTATCTGGAAATACTGTTACTGTTTGAGTTGTGTTTGTTCCATCGTGTGTTGCTAAACCACCATCTAATCTAAAATATTCAGTATTACTGCCACTCCCATCATCTGCTTGAAAAATCATGTCAGAATCATTTGCTTCTGCTCTGAAATACATATTTCCTATTTCGCCATCAATAAATGAATTTGATCCATTATGTTGTATTCTTAATCCAATTGAATCACCCATCCTAATTTGGTCAGCATTACCAAAATAGAAATCAGCACCATCAATAGTTATATCTCTCGTTAAAAGGTTAGGAACATCATTTGCTCTACCAGCACCAAATACTTTTATTAAACCATTATTTGCTGAAGATTTTACTACTATAGCAATCTTTTGTACTTCTTCAGTTGTTGCAGTTGGTTTAGTAGCTGTAAATTCACCAGCAGTTGCTGAAACATATAACTCATCACCGACACTAAAAGCAGATGTATCAATGCCTTGTACAGTACCAAACATAACTGCCTTACCCTCTCCATCATCTAATAATGCCTCATTTAAAATACCTATTGCTGGCATTTTAGTATTTGCATCTGCTGCAACAACCTCAATAACATTTCCACTTAATGTTCCAGTTGGCTCTGCATGAACAACAGTACCTTTTGCTAAAGTAGCACCATGAACATTTTTAACATCAACCTCTAATCTTTTTGCTGTGTCTGCTTCAAAATCAATCCAGTTAGTTCCAGTTCCAGTAGATGATAATAATTGTCCACTTGTACCAGCATCTCCAGATGAATCTTTTATAGTGCCATTAACTCTCAAGCCACCAATAATTTGTACAGTATCAGTTGAATCTCTATTTATATACATTAAGTCAGTATCTTCAGTTTCACCAACTTTTCCTCTAAATTCTAATCTGTCATCTGTGCCATTATAATTTATATCAAAGTTTCTATGTCCACTTAATTCAGAAAATAATATTTGTCCACTAGGGTCAGTATTTACTGTACTATCTAAAAATGTTAATTTAGGATCATCTTTGGAAATTAATATATCACCTCTAAACTCAGCATTTTGTGAGCTATCAAGTTTTAATGCAAGTTCATCTGTATCAGTTGTTTTTGTATAAAATTGTAATTCTGATGGATAATTATTTGTACTCCATGTACCAGCTGCCTCACCTCTAATTTCAGCACCACTATTGAAAGTACCATCTGTTGGGTCATCACCAGAAAACACTAATCTGCCTAAAGGATTGCCATCTATAATACTTGTATCATTTCTTTGTAATGATAATATACCACCAGCTGTTGCTCTAACTTTTGTTTGCACATTTGATACAACAGAACTCGAGTAAAGTTCCATTATTTGTGGTGTATCAACTGCAACCCCACTTGTTACATCATCTTTTAATTCAAAAGTCATTTTAGCAGTAGTGCCATCAGTCGTAACTACAATACGACCAGAACTACCATCTTGCTCTGGTGTTCCAGAAACATGATTAAATGTAACATTAGCATTCCCATAACCATCATTATGAGTTAATGCAACACCACCATTTCCTAATCCAGCAATTATATAATTATTACTAGCTATTTTACCATTTACATATAATTTATAATCTGTGTTCCCAGTGCTGTTTATACCAACAATTTCGTTTGTAGAATCTACATATAATGTATCTGTATCAACAGCGAAATTATAATTACTATTTACTTTTACACCAGCTGAGTCAACAGTAAATTTAGCATTTGAATTATAAATTAAATCAATACCACCAGTACCATCATATATTTTTATACCATTATTTTGTTGTGAATTATTTATTGTCCAATCTCCAGATGATTCTGTAATTGTTAAATGGTCAGAACCACTTGTTAATTCTAACGTATCTGCTTTCAATAATCCACTAAAAGTTCCAGTAGTTCCAGTTAAATTTACTAAAGTTAATCTATTACTGCTTGGATTATAATAAAAATTACTAGCACTATCTTTAAACAACCTACCATCTGTATCAGTAGTATTATTAGATTCAGTAAAAACCATTCTTCTAGATGTATCAGTATTATCAGCAGTTATTAAAACACCAGTTGAGGTGTCTGCATTGCCCTCTAAATTAGCTACTAGAGTTCCAACTGTATATCCAGTAGCTGATGTATCAACAGTTGTTGTTGGCTCAACAGTAGTGCCTATAAATAGTTTAAACTTGTCATCACTAGCATCATTGAAAAATCCTTTGTATTTAGTGCCAGTTGCTACATATTTACCAAATAAACCAATATCTAAAGTGTTGGCTGCATTGTCTTTTGCTAATTTTATCAAAGGATCTTCTACTGCAAGATCGGTTACATTTAAATAAGTGAGATCACCATTAACTGTTAAATCACCAGAAATTATAACATCACCACCAATTTTAGCATTGCCACTTGTATGAAATTGATAAGCTGGTGAAATACCAATACCTAATCTAGTTCCTGATAAATATAAAGGTGAATCATTGCCTAAGCCATCACTTAAAAGTTTTGGAGTTGCTGTTAAGTTTGAATTGTCTCCAATTTTGATTATTGCATTATAAGTATCTTGAACTCTTAAACCAGTATATGATGTTGCCATAAAATGTTTTTTACAAATTTAAGCAATTTCGTTTACCTTTGTTTCCCTTGACCTCGATACTTTTTTTTGTAACCTTTTTGACCTTTTGATGCATTCTTTGAGTGAATACCTGGTCGCTTCTTTTTTTGTTTAGCTCTATATATTTGAACTATATTTTTTGCCATTATTTTTTAAATATACTAGTTGCCTTTTCTGTTGTTCTACCACCAAAGTAAGCTAACACTACTGCCATCATTACTTTTTCAAATGTATCATTCCAAGTTGCACCTATATGAAATGGCACACTTTCAATGCTGTCTAATATACCAGCTAAAGAAAAAACTACAATACACCAAACTAAAACAAGTGGTCGGACATTCTTACTAAGCCAAGAATCGCTAATAGAATCAGCTTTCCATCTACTTGTAATAGATTCAATTTCTTTATTTTGTTGCTCATAAATTAATTGCTGTAATCTAATTTTATCTTCATTAGATATTTTTGCCTTACCAATTTGTGCTAATGCTTCTTGTGGGGAGCTAACACCATTTAAAACCTTACCTAATGTTGGATTAATCATTGATGCAGCACCAAATAATAATTTACCAACTGTTGTCTCTTTGAATTTCTTTTTATCACTCATAACTATAAAATCTAAAATGTAAACCAAATAAAACTAAATAAACATTTAATTCAGAAAATTGACTTTCATCATCATATGGATAGTAAGCAAATCCAAGTAGTGGACCTGTGCTTAAAGTTTCCATCAATCCAAATTGAAATTTATTCATTAGTTATATCTATATATTTTGTTTTGCCATTTTCCTTGATAGCTTTTAAACATCTTTTTCTATTTGAATCAGCATCTACATAACTTACATGAACCCAATCTGGATTTTCATCGTTACCAAACTCCCATATCATTTGATCAAAGTCAAGATTATTTTTTATATAATGATACATTTCTGCATTTGTCCAATGCCCATAAGTATCATCCAGATCCATTGCTCTTCCCTGACAATGCTGTGATCGGCTACTTCCCCCAATAGCTTGATTCAATTTTTCAACCCTCATAAACGAATTGATCTTTATGGCACCACCAACTGCTTTTCTAAGTGGCTCAAATACGTTTTTAGCAATGATCTCCATATTTTGAAGCTGATACTCATTTGGTGTATTATCAATGCCTAAACGTAATGCTGTAACACTTCTTGTAGCTTCTTTATAAGATATGTGTTCGCTTATTTTCATCTATTAGTTTGTTGATGCTCTCCTAGTTCTTTTTATTCTGTTTATTTCGTATTGGATCTCCATATTAGTTTCTTGTATCTTAAATGATAAGTCAGCAACAAATTGTCTCCTAACCCTACCATTGCCATCAATAATAACTATAACTGGTACTGATTGAATACTACTTTGAACATCTTTAGGTTGATCTTTTAACCAACTAAATTTTACAGTAGCTCCAGTAATACCACTTAAATCATAGTTATTTTGTTTATTCCATTTTGCATTTATCTGCAAAACAGTAACATCTTGACTATGAACAAAACTCGCAACCAATACAAATATCACACATAATATAAATTTTTTCATTTTCTATAAACTTTGTTTTCTAAATCTTTTATAGCTTCTTTGTTTTCTTCTACATCTTCTTTAATGTTTTCTGTAAGTTTATCAATCTGAACTATATTAGAACGAATTAACTCATCCTTAAATTTAAACTCCATTTTCTGTACAAACTCATCACCAGAAAAATTATCTATTTTATTTTGTAATTCAGATATATCACTTTGTAAAGTAAACCACATAGAGGCAAGAGAAATCGTACCAGCTATAATGATTCCTATTGTTTTTAAATCTAATTGGACATTTGTATCCTCACTAATTTTTGTTGCCATCTTCTTTTTTACTTTTAATTTTTTGTATTGTATATATTATAGTAGCCAGTAATAAAATTATTCTTAATGAAATCTCAATGTTACTTAAAGAAATTCCTAGTGCTATTGTATTCATTATATATAATTTCATATCTGTGTGTTCCATTTTAATTTGTTTGTTCAACTCTATTTGATAATTCTATTACTCCTTTAAAGTATGTACCCCCATCTGTATCCTCTTGACTGTAATTAACACTTTCGACATTACATCCATATACTTTAAAATTATCACTAGACAAATCGAAATATCCACTTGTTCTAGTTCTTAGCAAAGATAAGCAAGTATTTACTAACTGATTAGCGACTAAATCACCACCAGAATCGCCTTGATATTTAGTAACAACTTCAACTCTTGTTATTACTTCTGTTGTAAAAGATTGTTGATTTTGGTCAATCTCATTTGTAGCGACACTATAAACCCAAATGTATGGGGGATTAAAACTCCTGGACACTCTATTTGTAACTTGTACTGGTTGCCCACTTATGCTTTGAGATCCTATGGCATCTATTATAGCTTTTCTTATATATTGCATTGGCTCTCTCATCTTATTTTTCTATTTAGTTTTGATTCTAATTTTTTAACAAAATTTCTAAATACAACCCTAGCTGGATTAAAGAAATATGGTTGTGGCTTTTGTTTACTTGTACCATACTCAACATAACTTGAATATTCCATTTCAGATACAATAGCAACACCACTTCCCTCTTTACTATAATTTATCGCACCTTTTAATGCACCAGTATCAACTGGAGCTTTTAATTTTTGTTCTTTTACAATGTTTGCACTTGCTCTAGCAATATCAACTTGATTTGCATTTTTAACAACAATATCTAAATCAGTCAATATTTTATTGACATTGTTTAAATCAGCTTTATTAAATTTTAATTTACTTTTCATTATGAAAAACTTACAGCTTCAATTGTTGTATAATAATCTGGTGTACTTTCAAATAAATTTATAATTCTATATTTATTTGTATTGCCATCTATTTGTAAATAATATTCAAAGTAATTACTTGGATTGTCAAGTGCTTTGTCTCTAAATATTAATTTTATTTTTTTTTCTTGTTTTCTACTACCATTTTCTGTTTTCATTTCGCCACTTACATATTCAACATTTGCCCATAAAGTAGTAAGCAAACTTGGTGAAGATGTAAAACCACCATACCCATCAGCACTTTGATTTAATCTATATATACCTATTCTAGTGTCTAATTTTCCAGCATCCATTATAAAAACATTGATTTATATGAGTTTAAAATATCTCTAACATCAGTTGGTATTGTTTCTATATTGCTTTTTTGATCTGAGCTAAAATCAGCTCTATTGTCATAATATGTTGATACTAACTGCATTATAGCTTGTTCTAATAAAGAATCATTTAAACCACTTGTTACATATGTAACTTTTACCTTGTCAGCAGATCCCCCATCAAGTTCAATAGTTTCATTATCCAAACCTAAAACAGTATAATCAATATCAGTTCCATCAC